GCAAAGCAACAGTCCACCAATTTCAATTCCATCTGGAAAGCGCCCGTTAGGATTGCTTAACAGTTGGAGTTTGGGTTTATCTGAAGCTTTAACAGGCTCCCAACCTTCGCGTAATTTAGAGGAAATATTTGACGGATCAGGATTGTTTAAATTAGCAAGGCGAATCCACCGGAAATTCCAACCAGCTTCTGGTTCGGGATCTGGCAGCAACGAAGCGGGCATCCATTTCGAAGGACGCTCAAAACTTGCACGGGACTCTGTAGCTCTTTTTTCACGAATTTGTTCAGCCATTTTCTTTCCTTCTTAATATCGCAACCTCACGAGCATAGCGTTCCAGAGGAAGGCCTAGCCGCTTGGCAATAGCCACTTCTGATGCAGACAACGTGATCTTTTTAGGAGCCACGCTGCGTGTCGCAGAAGCAACAACGTTTGATTTCCTACGCTGCGTCGTATCAGCGGGTTCCGCAGATTCAAACTTATCTGGGAACACTTGACGCACTCTACCGTTGATGCGTCTGTAGTATTCGTCACTCTGAGGATCTAAACCCTCGTCGTTAACCAGCTTCTCATGCACCGCCAGCGCGAATCCGGTCATTTCCTTGTCAGTACCAAACCATTTATTGGCTTGTTGCCATTCAACAGCTTTGGTATCAACACGGGGTGCTTGCTGATGTTGGGGTTGTACAACAGTTTTCTCCTCTTGTAAAGGGGTAGGCTTAAAATTGTTTACACGCTCCGCTTTCATCTTCGCGGTGGTTAAATCTTCTTGAGCCTGTACAAGAGCATCTGCGTCACCAGCCTCATAAGCTGCTTTGTACCGGCTTTTAGCCTCATTTATCTCTTGAGAGACAACTTTCTTGGCTTGTTCCAGTAAGACGCTTTGGCTGGTGTGTGCATTGCTTTTCAGCTTTTGATTTTCTTCATAAACTGCTTGTGCAATGCGTATAGCCTCTTCTTTCTCCCGAATCGCAGCTTCTTTAGCTCTGCGTTCGTCGTGATAGCCCTTCGTAAATTCACGAAGTTTGGTGCGATCACGCTGAGAATAATTGGCTAATTCTTCGTCTGTAGGCTCGACGGGAGGAGTTTCCATGGGCGTTCTGCCCTTGTCCTCATCCGGCGTGTCATCAATAACCTCTATCTCAGGTTCTTCTTTGACTTGTTCAGGCTCAGGTTCTACAACTTTGCTGCCTAAACGATTCTGTTTTGCCTCGATTTCATCGGGAAACTCGAATTCGGTTTTTTCCATTTCAGCCATGGTGTCTCCTTAGTAAGGACGTTGAATGCCGCGAGGATCTTGGACTACTGCTTCTACGCTGTCGTCGTTGATTAAACGCCACTCAGTACCATGAATCTTCATTCTTGTACCGCTGTTAGGGCGGGTAATGATGAAGTCACCGACCTTGCATGACGCTCCTGACGGGAATCGTTTCTCGTCTTTAAACGCATCTGGGCCTATTTTTGCCACAAACAACACTGGAGAAAGAAGCTCCTCGTGATGCATCATGGTTGCGGATTTTAAAATTCCGCTATCACCCATCTCTTCTTCTGCTTTCGGAAGCATACAAAGGAGGTGATATGTTGCTGGATCGGGCACTTGTTTTGCCTTTTCCTCTGGTGATTTGTTGAGCACACCCGACAAATCCACTGCACTGACATCGTATTCAGTCATCTTCATATCTTTCAAGTTTTCGAACAAGGTCGTTGATTAAAGACTGTGCGTACAGTAGACCTCGAATTTGCCCGCACATCTCTCGATAGGCGGGGTAGTCAGATGCCGCCCCGCCTCCAAGACTCTCAAGAAGGTTTTTCTCCTTCTCTTGAAGATCAGTTAAAAGATATTTAAAAGCCTGACCTTCATACATAGTTAACTTCCTCGTTTAAACAGGTCAACTTGAACCTTTTGGTTGTTCTGTTTTTCCTGCGCTTGGATACGAGCCATGTCGAGTTGAGCCTGCGTGTCGATCCGCTTGTTCTCAAGTTCGAGTTTGGCTTTTGCCATTTCAATGTCGGCGGCAATTTTCTGCGCCTTAGTCTGCTCTGCCTGACCCTTAAGCTGGAGTTCAGCTTGTTGCATCTGGATGAGCGGATCTTGTGCTTGTTGCTGGGCTTGCTGTTGTTGAGCTTGTGATTTATTAAGCTGTAACAACTGGGCGGAGCCTTGGGCAACCAGACGGGACAACTGCACTTCCACGTCTTCTGGCAGTTTGGTATCAGGAGCGGGGAGAGGGACTCCAATTTGCTCTTCAACTTTCTTGCGGTACAAGAATGCCAAGTGTTCTGCTATGTGAGCCATCGCTGACGCTTGGATCTTCTGCGCCATTGGGTTCTGTCCAATCTGCGCAGCAATCATTGGATCCTGCATGAAGGATGTGTGCGCCGCAATGTGCGCCTCATGATCCTGATAAATGAATGCTTTAGTGGGCTTTCCATTAAGGAATGCCATGTTTTCACTGATTGGATCTTTAGGTGTTTGGTCTTCTGCGCCGGGGATTAATTTCTCTGCGTTTTTGACGCCTAGAACCTCAATCATTTGGCGGTGCAGCAATGGCAGGTCATAGATCTGTGGAGCGCCTTGAGCCAGCTGGATCACAGCTTGATACTGCATGATCCGCTGGGCCATTGTGGAGCTGTTTGGATCAGATACAGGGATAACTTCAACTAGGTCGTAGTCAGCCTGTTTGACCTGACGGTCGTTGCCTTGTGGGTCATACTCATAATCGATAGGAGAGTAGTCTCGAATGATGCCTTTAAGGAGTTTAAACTCCTGCTTCATGGAGTAATGAACACGGGCCTGCACAGCTCCCATGGTCTTCAAGGTTCTTTCTAACAAGGCTAGAGTTGTACCGACTGGCGCGTTAGCGCTCATGTCAGAGATCTTCATATCGGAGATGGATCCCAGACGGCGGCCTTCTTCTGTGATGCGGTCAAGCAGAGTCAACAAAGTGCCGCTTGGCTCCTTGTAAGGCAACGTCATGATGTTATCTTTGATGACGCCGCTTGGCACATCTACGTCCCTAAACTCACCGGGCTGGATTGGGGTGTCGTCGCCTTTAATACGAGCGCCACGGGCTTTTAAACCGCCGGGAAGGTTGGCCAGAGTGCCTGCGTCTACCAGCTGACGGATCAATGATGTGCCTGCGCGGGCGTATCCACCAATGATGTGGATTAGACCCATACCGTAGAAGCCAAAGCCGGGGATGTAGCAGTAGTCTACAAAGTGCTGGCGCTTGGTTTTCTTGGCATCGTCTTCTAACCAGTTCCTGCGGATTGCCAGAACTTTATTAGTTCCACGATCAATGGTGATGACGTAAGGCAGGCCAATGCCTGTCTCTTCGCCTTCTGAGTCGGTATCTTCAAAACCTTCCAAATCCCAATAAGCATGGACTTCTAAAAGCTGGAAGCGGTCGTCATCGGTGGCTTTGTAGCCTTGCTGATCTGCCTTCTTTTTCTCAATGTCTGAGAGGTGTTGGATAGGTTCGCCTAGGTCTATATCTCTATAGAACCCGCTGACTTGCAGGCGGCGCATCTCATTCTTGGTCTTACGCATGACATGAGTAACACGTTCTGCGTTTTGGAGATTAGAAGCGCCATACGGGACAATCATGTCTTCGGCAGGGATAAACACTGCAACCTGACGCTCCATGGCCGGATCGTAGTAGACCTTCTTAAATGCTGCGCCGGACAGACCGAGGGAGTACAACATGCGCTCATGTTCTGGGCGGTACTCAGGCATCTCTTCTGTAAGTTTGAAGTTCATGTCAGCCTGCACACGCTCGGCTGCCTCTTCCTTCAATCTATCAATTGCACCGATGATCTCTGTCTTGACAGGGCCAGCGGCAGGAAAGGTTTCCATGATTGATTCCGATTGGAATCTAATGGCAGCTTCTGTTAGGACGGTAGAGTAAACACCGCAGGCTCCATTCCATGGCTCTGTGCGTTCTTCGTAATTGACTCCTAAGACCTCTAAACCTTTGACAAAGCTTTCAGCCCAGTCTTTACGAGACATGATGTCAGCCTCTACAAGCTCCACCAGTTCAGAAGCAACCTTGCCTAATGTGCCTTCATCTAGGATTTCTGCGAGATTGTCATCAAAATCACTGTCGTATTCTGTGTCAGGCGATAGGATAATCTCAACGCTTTCCTCTTCAATGATGAGGGGATCGTCTAATTCAACGTCCATGCCAATATCTTCAAGAAGTTCGGAAAGACCCATAGGGGCTTGGCTGATTGCTTTGTCGATACTCATGTGAGTCCTTAATAATATTCCATGCGTCTGCGATATACGGGTTCATCTGGCTCATCAGAATCGATGGAAATGAACCCGCCTTGACGAAATCTCATCAAAGCTTGGCTTGAAGAGTCAACAAGGTCGTCATGATCGCCGTTAGGGAAGGAGGCCAGTTCATCCATCACTTCTTCAGCCCAACGAGTCTCTGGACACCAGACAACACCTGAAGCAAACAGATCGGAGATTGCGTTTACACGCGAGATCTTATCGTTTCCTTTACCCGGTGTAAACTCAGACAGAGGAATCCCCATCTTTCGCATCTCATAGATCAACGGAGCGCCTGCGGCCCTCTTCTCAACGATCAATGTATCTGGCTCCCATTCCTGCCACAGCTCCAAAGCCATCTTCTTAAGCTCAGGGAACTCCATCCTCTGTTTAAACGCATCTAACAGGATGATGTTTGGCCGCATATCACCGGTTTTATTGGGGTGTTGGAACACACCCCACGTTGTACAGGCAGAATAGTCTGCGCGGTTGTTCTTTTCAAAGGCGGTGTCCCAAGATTGAATGATGTATTCACACTGCGGTGGGCTATCTTTCTCCCAAATCATCCACTGGTCGCGCTTAATGATCGCGCCTTCTTCAGATGTTGGGTTCTGTTGGTACTGCGCTTCCCATTTGGATACTGGAAGCTCTGCTTTTAGCGCTTCTAGCGCGTCTTTTGACCAAAAACCGGGCCATAAAGGGACGCCAGAGGGCATGATTGCTGGAAAATCGATGATTTCCCACTGATCTACACCGTCTTTTCCTGCGTTTTTAAGAATTTGACCTGTCAAGTCGCGTTTTGACCAGCGAGTCATCACAATGATAATCGCCCCACCCGGCTGTAAACGCTGGCGCGGGCCAGATGTAAACCACTCATAGACATTATCAAACACCGCAGGGTTACCCTGTTTAGCTTCTTGCTCCGAATGAGGGTCGTCAATGATTAAAAGGTCAGCACCCTTGCCTGTAACAGCGCCGCCAACACCGATAGCGAAGTAATCACCGCCCATGTTAGTGTTCCAGCGACCTGCGGCTTTCGAATCACTTGATAACTTTGTGTCAAATACCTTTTGATAATTCTCTGAGGAGACAAGATTCCTAACCTTTCGTCCAAATCCCGTAGCTAATTCTGCGGTGTGCGCAGTCTGAATGATCTTCTTCTCCGGAAACTTACCCAAAAACCACGACGGGAGCAGATAAGAAGCAAACTCAGACTTTGTATGCCGGGGAGGCATGTTAATGATCAACCTCTTAAGGTCGCCCCTAGCGACCCTTTCAAAGGCATCGGCCATGATTGCATGGTGTTTGCCAGAGATGAAGATAGGCCACATCTGCTGTACAAAGAATATGAATGACTCCTTGCAACGCTCAACTCTATCAAACTCTAAGAGTTTCTGCACCTTAGCCCTTTCTGCGGGAGGGGCAGTGTCTGCAAGCTTTAAATACAGCTCAATCTCTTTGCGGGTCAGTAGGCTCATAGCGCAGCCACTTCTTTGACAGACTTGTCCACCAACTTGATCGAATGAAATTTATAAGGCCGGATGGTCAGATGGCCATCCTCCTTCAGACGATGAACAATCCTGTGAACATTTGACTTAGAACTCAATCCAATTCCTTTAGCAATAACCTCATAGGACGGAGGCACGCCATGGAGCCGAATATACGCCCTAATGAAATCTAAGACTAACTGACGATGCTTGGTCATGTAGTGAGTTTAAACGATAATAAGAACGTTCGCAACTGTTTAAACGAAAATATATATAGGGGTGGGGGTTGGCGATTTGGAAAGGAAGGGGGGGGTGTTTCTGGAGAAATGTATGGAAGAGTGGAATAGAGCGTAACAGACGGGCGGGTGGTCGCCAGCCAGCTTGGGGGGTACGGAGTGGGTGGGTGACGCATCACACGCCATCATCAACGGGTGGCCTCACCTTTTGTTTAAACGATGTCGCCTCCACGTCTTGCACTGATGACCGATCCCCCTTGAGTAGACGCAAGTGGCTTGCAAGTTCCCGCTTCAACTGGTCAGCCGTCACTGGTGCTTTGTCTTGAACATCACTAGGTGTAAACAGGCCACAGGCTTTGCCCATGAGTTCCAGTGCTTTTATCTGAGTGCTTGGTTGATCGGATTTACTCAGTGCAAGTAGCCCCTTAAGAACATAGCGTTTAGACGCCACAACGTCATCAACTAGGTGTTCGATCGTCTCTCCCCATGCCTCTTTCAAGGCCTCTTGCACCCTTGGATCTTTCATTAGCTTGTTGGCTGAGGCTGATATAGATGCATCGCTCCCAGTGTCATTTTTGAAGCCCTCTCTATAGCTTGCCCTGAGGCTTTGCCCTCTGATAACCCCTTGCACGAATGCCATCGCTGATGGCGATAAAGGTAGTCCCCTTTTGTGTTCACTTGCTACTGGTAGTCCGTCTCTCCGCTTCCTTGGCCTTGGTGCGTTCTTAGCTAGAGCATCAGCAAACTGTTTCGCTTCGCTCATGGGATCTGCGCTCTGATCACCCCATTGCCCCTCGGCCTCGGCCAAGGCCTCTTGATACTCAGCCTTTGTAGTCTTACTCATAAACACCGCCTCCATTTTGTGACTGACCAGTCTACATTGCACACACGTAGTCTAAAACGTGAACTGTTCGCATTATAAGTTATCCACAAGTTATTATCCACAGGTTATACATATCCACACCAGCCCAAAAGTTATCCCCACAAAAAGTGGCCAAAAACACC